CTCTGGCTACAGGATGAGCTGCTCGCGATTGCCGAGAAGCTGACCGTCTTTCAGGATATCGGCGATACGCCGACCATGCCGGAAGGCGAGGGCAAGACGTACTCGGCGCAGCGCTATGAGCGGCTGCCACTTCCGGGCTCGCCCATCACCGAGGGGATCACGCCGGATTCTACCTCGCTCATCGTCAACAAGGTGACCGCGGTACTCGAGCAATGGGGCATGGTCTGCTCGCTCTCCGATGTCGCGTTGATGACCACCAAGCACCCGGCGTTGCAGGCGGCGAAGGATCGCCTCGGCAACGCGTCGGCGGAGTTGCAGGACCGCGAAATTCAAAAGGTGCTCATGGCGGGTGGCGTCGTCATGTTTCCGAACAACCGCGCGTCGCGCTCCGCACTCGTCGCGGGTGACGTGCCGGGGACGGATTTCGTCTCGATGATCGTCGCCACGCTGCGCCAGCTCGGCGCCCCGACCTTCGCGGGCTCTATGTATGCCGGCGTGGTCGATCCCTATACCGAGCAGGATCTGGCGAAGGACAATACATTCGTGCTCTCGCACCAGTACGCCGAGACGACGGCACTCTTCAACGCCGAGATTGGCCGGTGGCGTGGCGTGCGCTGGAAGCGCTCCAACCTCCTCCCGATTCAGACGCTCTTGGCGGCGACCGGCGCCGGTGTCGCGGCGGCGGCCCTGACGGCATTGCCGGCCGGCGACGTGGGCTTTACCGCCGGCTCGACCGTCAAGGCGGTTGCGGCTCTCGCCGACCCGATTAGCGGCTTGTCGACGCAGCAGACCGCCACCGTCAACGTGACCAATGCCGCCGCGTTCGACGTGCAGTTCACCATCGGCGCCAGCGCCCCGTCGGGGCGGTATAACCTGTACGTATCGCAGCCGGGCGGCTCGGTGCCGCTCTATGCCGGTATCGTGAGTTTTACGACGGGCAACGCGGCCACCTTCAACGTCGCCATGACCAGCGGCGGCGTGTCCATCCAGGCGAACCCGAGCGGCGCTCCGGCAACCGCCGACGCGCCCGCGGGGGGCAACGTGCATACGGGATACATCTTTGGGAAGTCGGCGTTTGCGGTGCCGGCGATTGGTGCCCGCGTGCAGGCGACCCTGACGCCGGCGACGGCGTCGGATTCCGACCCGTTGCAGCAGCGCCGGAAGGCCGGGTTCAAGTTCTACACCAAGACGTGCATCCTCAATACGGATTTCTTCCGGCGCTTTGAGTGTCTTTCGGCGTTCAACTAATGGGGCGGCCGCGCAAGTATCCGCTGCCCGAGGCGTCGCCGTCGCCGGCCGTGGCTCCGGGGGCCGCGGCCGGTCGCGATGACGAGGAGGGCGAGAACCTCGACGAGCTCGATACCGGACAGCTCGTCCAGTACGCGCTCGACAATCCACGCGTCAAGCTCACGCCGGCCATGGTGGCGGCGCTCAACGAGACGTGGCGTGATGTCGCCGGCGCCGACGACGACGCCGCGAAGGCGCTGGCACGCCAGGTTGCCGCACGGCTCCGGCGGGCGAGCCATAGCGAGCTGCACCCGGATTGCGACCGCGTGCACCTCGACGTGCCGCTGCTGCGCCAGCCCGACGGCCGGATGAAACCCGTACTCATCAATCGGAAGGAATTCGTCGGCCCGGTCGAGGTGTGGTCATGCGAGGCGCGGACGATCCTCGAACTCGTCTGGCATGCCAAACAGGTCGAGGCGGCCCGCATGACCGAAGGCGTCCCGGGCGGCCAGACAATCGACCTCGATACGGGCTTGGTCCTTGAGCGAGCCCGGGCGGTTCAGCGGGCGTAAGCCATGCCCACCAAGCCGCCGCGCTTCTCGGGCCAGCTTATTAAGGTGACGGGCGAGGGGGAGCAAATCACGCTCGCCTTCACCGCCGGCACGGTCGCCGAGCTCCGCGACGCCGTTGGCGTCGTGCATGCCGTCGCGCTCGAGCGCGTCAACGCCAATAACAAGGCCGTCCTTGATGCTGCCTCGACCTTCGAGGAGCGGCAAACCCAAGTCTTTACCAACGCCGTCGCGCAGCTCCGCCGCGAATTAGGGTTGACGGCACCGCCGCCCGGCGACGAGACGAAAAACTCTCATGCCGACGATTCCGCCGGGCCGATACACGCGCCAGAGAATCCGTGACCTGGCATTGAATCGTGCGGGGAACCGCGCGCTCGACGCCGACGCCACGGATTTTCTCTCGCAACACCTCTACGAGCTCTACACGCTCGCCGACTGGCCCTTTCTGTACGTCTCGGCGGCGCTCACGATTACCGGGTTCAACGTCGCGTTGCCCGCCGATTTCGTGACGACGGTGGACGATCATGCGTTGCAAATTCTCTCGAATGACGGAAGCCCGACGCCCAACACCTTTGCGCTCGAGCTGTCGCCCGAGGATCTTTCGGCTCGCTCCGGCCCCGGCATGCAAGCCGGCTCGCCGCCGCTCTACTTTGCCGTCTCGCGCTCCGATACCACCGCGTCCTTTTTCCCCGACCCGAGCGGGCATACCGTGCAAGCGCTCCTCCGCTATAAGCGCTTGCCGCCGGAGCCGTTACCGAGCGACGAGCCGAACGACATTCCGGTATTCCCGTACCATAATTACCTCGTGCAAGCCGTTTTTGTCTTTGCGCTCGAACATGAGAGAGACGCCCGGGCGCAGCAAGAGGCGGCGAATCGGGATACCCTCATGGCGTCGATTCGCCGCGGCGCGGCGCCGCTCCGGTCGCAGCGTGGCGACATTCCGCTTGACCCGCAAGTATTCCGCTCGCCGTGGCGCGGGTGGTCGGGCGGGTGGCCGCAAGGGTGGTAGATGCCGGGCGCCGACGATAGAGAGCACAAGATTCCGGTCCGGCGGTTTACCGGCACAATTATTTCGATGGACCCGGCGTTTGTGCCGGCCGGGTTTCTCGTCGCATGCGATAATTGGGTACCCGACCCGACGTATGTCTTGACCAAGCGTCGCGGCTCGCAAACGTGGCAGACGATCCCGGGCACCGTGAATTACATTGACCGGCTCGGGTTCAACCTCGGCTCCGACGGGCACCGTTACCTCTTCGCCATGGCGTGCATGACGAGCGGCCCCGATACGCTCTTTGTATCGGTCGACGACGGGGCGTTTACCGCCGTCGTCAATGGCACGTTTGCGACCGACGCCGAGCGTTATGGATTCGTCGCCATTGGTGACACGGTATATATTGGCAACGACGCCGACCCGATTAAGTACGTGCACCTCGGCGACGCGGCCGTAGATGTGGTGCAGCTCGGGCTTGCGGACGATACCGGGCAAACGGCGACCACGCTCGACGATCCGAATTCCAACCTCATCGCTGGCACCTATTCGTACCGGTGGGCCGTCATGGATACGACGACGCAACGATGGGTCAAGATTGCGAACGTGCGGAGCATCAACACGCCCGCCGCGAGCCGCGTCCGCTTGCAGTTCCGGCCCCCGACGGGCGGCGTGACGGCGGGGCAGAATTGGCACCTCTTCGTTGCCGGCGCCGACCAGATGATCGAGGGCGCGCATGACCAATTGCCGTCGGGCGTCGCTGCGGGCTCGTCGGATATTTTCGCGCTCTACGACGATCCGACGGTAGACACCACGAGCGTCCCGATACCGTCCACGGTGCAACGCCGGGGCTCGCATCTTACGGCGCACCGCGGGTGCCTCTACGGGGCCGGCGGCCCGGGTGCCGAGGGGAATCGGGTATGGGCAACGGGCGTGCTTGTCCCCGGGCTCGAGCAGCAAAACCGCGACCAGGCGCTCTTCTATCCGGCTACGGCGCTCACGCGTGACCTCGGCGATACGGTGACCGGGCTTGCCGTCGTGCCGCAAAGCTCGGCGGTGGCGGTGCCGACCGCGCCACTCGCCATCTTTACCGCCGTCTCGTCGTGGATGTGGATGGGGGATTTATCCTCCGACGATCCGACCGCGAGCCTCGCGCAAGTGTCGGCGGAGATAGGATGCCCGAGCGACCGGACGATCGTGCCGACGGTGGTCGGCGTCATCTTTTGCGGCAAGCGCAGCGTGTACTTGATGCAGCCGAGCACGCAAGAGCCGAGCGATATCGGGTGGCCCATTGAAAGCGCCATCCGGGGCATTCCCGCCGACGCCCGCGGCTCGTCGTTTGCGGTATTCCACCGCGGCTTTTACAAGCTCGCCATCACGCCCCCGGGCGCCGCGTTTCCGTCGCAGCAATGGTGGCTCGATTTGCGCCACGGGCTCGGCGACCCGCCCGCGTGGTGGGGGCCGCATACGACGCCCGCGTACAGCGCGAGCGTGCGCGACCAGAATCACCCGGCCGAGGACGATAGACAATGGGCGGCGCTCGGCGCCGGGCAAATCCTCTTGCTCGACCAGGCGAGTACCTATGTCGAGGACGGGAGCCCGCCCGTGCCGATAGTCTCGCGGGCGGTTACGGCATACCTCGACGACGGGACGCCGCTCGTGCCCAAGCTCGCCAAGCGTGCCCGGATCATTGCCCGCGTGGGCGCCGATACGTCGGTGACCGTCAGCATATCCGGCGACGAGGCAGTCTCGACGACCGGCGTGCTCCCGTTCAGAGCGCCGCCAAGCGCGCAATGGGACATCGACGATTGGAACGTCGCGCAATGGGCAGTCTCGGGGCTCGACCTCGAGGAAATGGAGTTGCCAGTTCCCGAGCTACGCGCCCGCGCGTTTCAGGCGGCGTTGACGCATACCGACCCGATTAGTATCGACCTCCGAGATTTTGAATTGCGCGTGCAACCGTCGGCGAGAGAAACCCGCTAATGGCAATCATTCAACGCCCCACCAAGCAGGGCAACGCGACCACGTACCAGGGGAAGGTCGCCGCCGGATACACGAAGATATTGGCTGCGGAAGTCGACGCCGATCTGGACCTTATTTATTCGGCATGGAACCAAGGCGTTGATTCCGTCAATATTCAACCCGGGTCAATCACGGGCGACAAGCTCGCGCCGGGTGCCGTCGGGACGCGCGAGCTGCAAGACGGGGGAATACAAACCGTCGACATCGGCGCCGGGCAGATAACGACGCCGATCCTTGCGGACGGCTCGGTGACCCATGCGAAGATTGGCCTCGCCGCCGTCACCGACGCGAACATCAACAACGTTACCTGGAACAAGATCAGCGGGGGCGTGCTGCAAGGCAGCGTGCCTATGTTGCCAAAAGGCGAGCTGTTGGCGGCGGCGGGCTATTTCGAGATGCGCTGCAACCTGCCTAACTCCCCGCAATACGATAATACGCTCGCCTCGTGGATTATCCGCGGGGATTATTTGGATGATGTGTTCCAGGTGTTGCGCGCCCCGCCACCCGGGACGGCATTTACGCAACTGTTTGGAGTGCACGCGAACGGGCTCGCAGACGTGGTACTTGCCATCGGGTCGGTCGGGCGCACGCAAATTGCCGTTAATGCCGTCTATGGCAGCCCGGTGGCTATCCCCGCGCCGGCGTCGTTCATTCTGTCGACGGCAAATCAATGGACGCAATGGGCTAGCAACGTGCCGATTACGACCCGCGGCGGCAACGTGTTGCTCTATGCCGATACTGACCTGTCGGTGACCGCTCCCGTCGGCGGTGCGTTCGTCTGGCAACGGTGGCTCCGCGACGGGACGCTCGTGCAACAACGGGCGTTTAATGTGGCAGGTGCGGGGGGGGCATTTGTGCCACTTCCCGGTATCAATTGCATGGATTACGCGTGCCCGGCGGGCGCACATACGTATGTGTATCAGGTCATGGTGGGGCCGAGTATGACTATCGAGGGCACGGGCAACACCGCGGGCGGCTTTCTCGAGGCGGTCGAGCTCGGATGATTGTTCGCCGCGCCATCTTTGCCGACCTCCCGGCAATCCGCATCGGCTTTGCGCATCTGGTCGCCGAGCTGGAAGCGGAGCGCCTCGTGCCGTATCCGACACACGATGCGGGCACGCTCGACGATTTTACGGTACACCTTGCGGGTCGCATCGGCGTCGATCCCCGGCTTTTGCTCTATGTTGCGCTCGAGGATGAGAGCCGCGCGCTTTTGGGGTTTCTCGGCGGCGACGTATCGGAGCGGGCGTTAGGGTACCCGACGCGCTTTGGGGCCGCGCATTGGCTCTACGTCGCCCCCGTGGCCCGGAAGCTCGGGGTCGCTCGCGCCCTCGTGCGGCTCGCGTGTGAGGATCTCTTGCAGCTCGGGATTACGCACGTCGAGCTCGCCTCGCTCACCAACGACATGCAATGGCTCAACCGCGGGTGGGCACCCTACCTCGTGCATTACGTGTTGCCGCTCGAGGGCGTCATGGCCGGCGCGGCGGAGCGGTTACCGGCCCCGGCACCCGCCCTCGAGCCGCCCCCGGCGCTCGAGGTGCCCGAGCCGGAGCCGGAGCGGCTTGCCGCGAGCAATGGCAACGCTCGGGAGCCTATTGACCGCGCCCGCTCCGTTGACGTTCTCCGGTTAGGCGGCCGAGCTGCGAACTGCCTCCAGAACGCGGATATCCACTCCCTTGACGACCTCGTACGGGTGAGCGCCCGCGAGCTATTGCGTACCAAAAATCTCGGGAAGAAATCGCTCGCGGAGATTCGGGCGGCGCTCGCGGAGCGGGGGCTTGCGTTGCGCAACGGCTCGACGCCGCACCGCCGCCGGGGCCGCAAGCCGTACGTGCCGACGGGCCGCCCCCGCGGGCGCCCGCGTAAGGTGCCGGCGGCCGACCGAGGCGAGCCGTGAGAATGATCCGGCAAGCGACCACGGGCGACGTGCCGGCGCTCCGGTCAATGCTCCTCGCGCTCCTTACCGAGCATCAACACCGTTTCCCCGACATTTTCCCGTACGTCGACCCGCATAGTGGCGCGATGCACTACGCCGCCGAATGGGAGCGACGGCTCGGAGCGGACCCGACCTGCAACGTGTGGCTCGCCGCCGACCGCGATACGAGGGGGTTTTTAGCGGGTGAGGTATGGTCACGGCCGGTCGGCGAGCCACCGGCGAGCTTCTACATTGAATGGGTATACGTCGTACCCGAGCACCGCAAGACCGGGATATCCCGGGCGCTCTTTCGAGAGGGATTGATTCCCTATTGCCGGCGCCACGGGATTGGCGTTGTCGAGGGGCGCACCGTGCCCGGCGATACGCAATGGAGCGAGCGCGGGTGGGCTACGACCGCGCTCTGCATCAAGCGCGACCTCGACGCGCTCGCGGCCGACGTGGGGAAGGATTAGCGCCGATGGCTCCCGACGATTCCCGACGATACCACCGGCACCCGACGCCGGAGCGACTCCGGTACTTTGGCAAGAATCAATCGAGCACGTCGCTATCAAATGCGTTTGGGAACATTCCCCAACGAACGGCGGGGGCACTCTCCCGGCAACAGATATCCCCCCTTCTTATGGGGCTCGGGCTCGGTACCGGCCGGCAAGCACAACGGCTGCAACAGCAGATTCAGAGCGGGCAGGCGCAAGGGCCGCTCGCGTCGGCGATTCGCCAGATACAGCAATACGCCCCCGGCGTCATTAGCGGTGCGACCGGTATCGGGCAACAAGTGGCGCAGCAAGGCGGCCAGGCGGTGCAAGGGGTCGAGCAGGCAATCGCGGCGGCGCAAGCGCAAATGCCGCAATGGACGCAAGCGGCGCAGCAAGGCTTGCAGGCATCCGAGCAAGGGTTGAGCGGTGCGCAAGACGCCTATAGCCAGATGCAGGCGCTCATGCCGTCGCTCAACCAAGCCGGGCAACAGGGAATGACCGGTGCGCAATCGGCGCTTGCCGCGGCGCAAGGCGCCCTCGGCGGCCCGGCGCAGCAAGGCGCGCAAGGTGCGATGCAGCAAGCGCAAAAGTTTCTTGCGCAGCAAGCGAGCCCGATTCAAGGCGAGGATCTGTACCAGCAAGCCGCCCGGCGCGTCATGCAACAGGTAGGGTCGGGGGCCGCGGCGCGCGGGCTCGAGGGCGGTGGGGCCGCGCAACAAGCGCAATACGAAGCCATGACGAATCTTGCTGGGGGAATGGCGCAGAATCAGGCGCAAAACCGGCAAGCGGCATTGCAGGGGTTAACGGGCGCGTCGGGTAACCTTGGCAATATCACGCAACAGGGAATCACCGGGCTCGAGGGCGCCTCGCAGGGCGTGCAGCAAGCGGCGCAAGGGCAGGCGGCGATTGGTGGGAGCCTCCTCCCGTTCGTGCAAGCGTTGCAGCAAGGGGGGCAGAACGTGCAGAGCGCCGCGCAGGGCGGGGCGCAAATCGGCATGCTCGGGCCGCAGCTCGCCGGCCAGCAAGCGAGCGCCATTCAACAGCTCGGGCAAACCCTCATGCAGCAATACGGGCTCCCCATGCAGGCAACCGGGCAGCTCCTAAACATTTTGACGGGCGGCGTCTCGCCGGGGTTGCAGCTCACGCAAGCAACGGCCCCGGTCGGGCTTCCGAGCAGCAAAGGCACTAATATTCTATAAGGCTAGGGGGGAGTCATGGGGTTTCTTGCTCCGGTACTCGGCTCGATTGGTTCCGCCGCGGGCACGGCGGCGGGGGCCGTCGGCTCGGGGCTCGGCGACGTGGCGAGCACCCTCGGGAGCCTCTTTACCGGCGGCGGGGGCGACGCGGCGGCCGCGGGCGGTGCAGGCGCCGCGGGCGGTGCCGGTGCGGTGCCCGCGGGTGCCGCGGGTAGCCTTGCCGGGGGGAGCGGCATCATGCCCGCGCTGACCAATATCGGGCATGCCATCACGGGCGCGAGCGCCCCGAGCGAGGCGGGCTATTTGGCGAGCCTCGGGCAAGCCGTGCCCGAGGGCGTCGATCTCGTCGGCCCGTCGTCGACCTTTACCGGCGGCTCGGGTGGCGCGGGATTCATGAGGGGGCTCATGCAAGGATACATGGGCACGGCGTCGCAATTGGCGTCGCCGAGCGCGGCAACGTCGGCGGGTACGGGCCTAGGGCAGCTTTTCGACGCCTTGTCGAAATTGCCGCAAGCCCAAATGCCCGGTAACACGGCGCCTCAACCCGTTGTGCACCTCGGCGACGTTGCGCACGCGGCGACCCGGGTGCTTTCCCCCGGACCGTCGGGGGAGCCCTCGACGGGACCGATTATGAATCTGATAGGCCAGCTCTTTAAGGGCTTCTAGTCGATCATGGCGAAGTCGCCGATCCTGGACACAATCGAGCACGTCGCGGGCTACGGCGTCGGTGCGCTTTCCGCTCTCACGTCGCTCAAGGGTGGGGGCCTACAAAACTACTTTATCAACCGGCAACGGCAGTTGGAGGATCCTGCATTCCGGGCATCGCTCGTTGACTCGCCGTTCACGTCGGGGGTCTTTTGGCAACCCGGCTCGGACGTAGCTGCCGCCGCGCCGGGGGCTATGCCGGCGGCCGCGGCGACGGTGCAACCCGCGGATTTTGTCGGGCCGTCCGTGCCGGCACCGGCGGTTGCGGCGCCGAACGATGTTGCGTGGTTGGCGCAGCAGACACCCGGGCGGCATTTTGTCCCGAGCCTCTCGCCCCTCTCGGCAGAAACGCAGGTACAGGTTCAGGCGGCGCAAGGGATTGTCTCGGGCTTGCAGTCGGCCGACCCGCTTGTGCGTTCGCAAGCGAAGCTCGCCGGCAAAATTCCGTTGACACTCGAGGAAACGCGCTCCGCCGTCGGGGCCGGAATGCAACTGCAAGGGAGCCTCGGGCCGGGCTCCACGGTCGGGCTCCAGATTCCCGGCATGCCGATTCAGCTCGGAAGCCCGTACAACGTGGCTCCCGTCGGGGCGGATGAATACCGCACATATGACGAGGCGCGGGCGAATTTGCTTCCGAATCAGCAAACGGTGCCGACCATTCACGGCACGTTCAAGAACGTGACCCTCACGCGAGAGCAGACATTACCGCTAACGCCACCGCCGCCCGCAATGAGTGGGCAACAGGGCGCTCCCGGTGCGCTCCCGGCGCCGAGGATCCAGGGGCAGACTGGCCCCCCGCCGACGCCTACCGTTCCAACGCCCCCGGGGCCGCAAGCGGCGGCGCAACCGCAAGGGCCGTTGCCGGTCTATCCCGCGCAAGGCTTCGTTGTTCACCACTCCGGCGGAACGACGCTCGAGGGATTGCGGAGCACGCTCGCCGACCGTGGGCTCGGGTCAGAATACCTCATGGATCGCGATGGGACGATCTACCCGTATGGCGGCGCCGGCTCGCCGCACATGCAGCCGAACGACCGGTGGGGCGGTATCGCGCCGGGGCTCACGAATAAGAATGCAGTCGGCATGGAGGTAGTTGCGCGCGATAACAACGACGTGACGCCGGCACAAATCGCGTCGGCGCAGAAGTTCATTGCAGCGAATTATCCCGATACCCCGGTGTATGGGCATGGCGAGGTCAATCCCGGGCACAAGCAAGCGGACGAAGGCATGGCGATTGTGAATGCCATTCGGGGCTCGCGCGGCGTCGCGGTCGCTACGACGCCGACGACGCGGCCGAGTCTGCTTGCGCGGATTGCCCCCGGCGGTGTGGCCTATGCGGCGACGCCCCCGCCAGGTGCCACCGTGCAGGGGGCGCCCGCCTTTGACCCTAACGCCGTCGTGCCACACGTTGTCGTGCCGGCGCCCGCCACCGCCGACGCGACGGTCGGCTATCCGCCGGCGGCCCCGGAGCTGGCACCGGGCACGATTGTCCCGGCGCCGATTCCCGCGCTCCGGCCGCCGGGCGCACCCGCCCCCGCGCGTCGAGCTGCCGCGATTCCCGGTGCCCCCGCACCCGCTGCCGCATTGCCCGGTATCCCGGTGGATCCGCAAACCGGGCTCCCCTTGCAGAGCCGCACCTATGAATCGCAGACCGGGAGCGAAACATATACCGCGCCGCCACGCGGCGACGTGCATACGCAGATGCTCCTTCGATACACCGGCATTACGGATCCGGCGATCACCGACCCGGCAAAAATCGTCGACTATTTCGCCACGGAGCAAGCGCTTAAAGATAAGGAAAGCATGGACAAAGCCACAATCGAGCGCACGCAGCGCGGTTTAACAGAGGGAGAATCGACGGAGCTACGGCGACTCACGGAAATGAAAACGGCGGTTAATGACTTCGTTAAGACATATGCCGACCCCGCAGCCCGGGCGCAATTTCTCGGGCTTGTGAATGCGCCGATGCAGACATTGCGGGAGCGGCTCGGGTGGCAGGATGCGCAAACGATCCGCGATTTTCGGAATTCGTTCGCGCCGTTTTCCCTCGAGAGTCTCACGGATGAAAAAGGCAAAGCGCAGCCGGGCATGGAAGGCATTGCGCAAATGGCGCCAAGCGTGAACGACTCGCCGGGGGCGTTTGAAAGTAACCTGCAACATTTTAACGACGCGCTCGACCGCCGGCTGACGATTGTGAGCAACCTCCGCGGCATGCCCGTTGGGGCCGCCACGCCCGCGCTGGTAAGTAGTTGGGTCGACCAGTTGCAGCACGATACGCTCGCGCAGCGCCTCGGCGCCTTCCAGCCCGGCGCCGCGCCCCCACCGGCCACCGCACCGGCCGCGGCCTCGCCACCGCCCTCGGCGGCCCCCGCGCCGTGGCAACCGAATTGGGTCCGGTAAGCGATGCCCGATCAGGCGCTTTTCGCGTATCGCGTACAGCTCCCCGACGGCTCCGAGGCGGTGCGGACGGGTGGGGCCGACCGGCCGCCGACGTATGGCGAGCTCGCCGACTACTCCGCAAATCAGGGCGAGCGTTTCCTCGGGCACGTTCCGATGTCGCCGGCCCCGGCTCCGACGCCACCGGCCGCGGCGGTACCCGCCACCGTGGCGACCGCCGAGGCGGCGCCGCTCCCGAGCATGGTTGCGCCGGCCGCCAATGCGCCGCGAGCTCCGAGCGCCGAGGCGCCGAGCTTTGCGAGCCAAGCACGGCAAACGCTGCTCCCATCGCGCTCCTTGTCGAGCGAAGGATTGAGTATCGGTGGCGGCGTTTTGGGCGGAATGGCGGCCACGGTTGCCGGGCCGTTTGCCCCCGTGGTGGCGCCCCTCGCGGCGGGTGCGGGCTCCGCGCTCGGCGAGGCGGGCCAAGTCGGGCTCGAAAACCTCATGGGATGGCCCGCGGCAGAGCCGGGCACGTTGACTGAACGCATGACACGCGCGGGCATCCGGGGTACCGCGGGCGAGGGTGCGGGGCAGGTTTTGCGGTTGGGGGCGCGTGGCGTCGCGGCGGTGGCCGGGCCGACTCTCCGGGCAGCGTCGGAAGTCGCCCCGGCCCTCGAGCAAGCCGTGCCGGCCGGCGTCAAGGGCGTGCCGACCGTGGCGGGAGGATTCGCGCCCGTGACGGAGCTGTTGAGCGACCCGGCGAAGCTCGCCGCCGCGGAGTTGACGCCCAAGGGGCAAGATACGCTCGTGCGTATGTGGTGGCAGCAACAGGCGCCGCAAGGGGCCGCCTCGGTAGTCAACGCATGGGACCAGCTCGGCACGCCCGCGCAACAGGCAATGGCCGGCGGGCAACATGAGGCGCTCTCGACGCTTGTCGATTCGCTCCGCCCGAGTGTCGCGCCATTATTGAGCCCGGCGACGGGCGGCCAGGCATTGAAGGCGGGCGTTGTCCCAACAATGCTAACCTACGCCGGGCACCCGCACCTTGCGGCGGCGGTTGGCGGTACGACACTCCTCGGGGAGCGCTATGCGCCCCGCGCGCTGCTCTCGCCGACTCTAGGGCCGTGGCTCGCATCGCTCCCGGGGGTAGCCGACGTGGCGGCCCCATGGGCGAGTGGCGGGTTACGGGTCGCCGGGCAGGTAGGAGCGAACGAAGCGCTACCGTAGTTGCGTAAGCAGCCAGCCGAGGAGGCACGCGGCGCCGAGAACGACCGTGGCGCATAGTTCTCGAAGCATTGCGGTACGGTCGGCGGGGGTGGGCCAGCGCGGCCACGCAAGCTCTAGGAAGCGCGCGCCCGCAATGCCAACGAGCCCAAGCACGAACGCGACGAGGAAAAGGTGAATCATGCGCGCGGCTCCTCGAGGCGGTCAACGCGCCGCTGGAGCGGCGCAAGGGCGCTCATAGAAATGCTTTCAGCACGAGCGAGAGCACCCCGGCGAAGGTCGCGCCAAGCATCCACTTGAGTAGCCGCAAATCGCTCGTCATGACGTGGTCACCTCCGGGCGCGCAGCGCTTCGAGCGCCTCGCGGGCCACCGCGCGGGCGAGCGCGACGAATTCCTCGCGGAACGTGTCGTCTTTTAGAATCTCCCGGGCGAGCTCATCGCCTTGTTGTTCCGCATGCACCCGGAGCCGCGTCACGAGCGCGGCTTGCACACTCTCGCGGACGAGCTCCTCGAGCACCGTCTTTGCCTTCCCGTTCCGGCCGCTTCCCTTCCGGGTCGCCATACCCCCTAGACGATACTTGCCCGGGCACGTGTGGCGCAAGCGTCGGCTTGGGTAAAAAGACCAAGCTGCGCGGTCCTACGCTCCGCCATAGCAACATACGCGGGGTTCAGCTCGACGAGCACCGAATGCCGGCCGAGCCCCTCGGCGACGGCGCCGACGGTGCCCGAGCCGCCGAAGGGGTCGAGCACCGTGCAGGGCATGACGGCGGCGTCGCAGGCGCAGGACGGTTGCCAGCCGGTTGTCTCGCGGACCGCCTGCATCGTGTTGCCGTTGTCCTGTCGCCAGTTGTCTGCCTGCGTCGGGGTGTCGTTCCCTGACCAAACGACTTCCGTCGTCCGCGCCCACGGCGCCCCGCACGCTGCGCAGCAGCCGCGCTCACTCGTCCCCGCCTGGATGCAGCGCGACGCCAGCGCGGGCGGGAAGGTGGCGAAGTGGGCGTCGGGAAAGGGCGCGCTCGGAATCGTCCAGACGGAGCGGAGATTGCGGCCAGCGGCGTAGTCGCCAAAGGACCGCCGCGCCCCATCACCGTTACGCGGATTGTAGAGTTTCGTCCCACCGACCGCATAGGCGGCCCGTTCTATGACCGATTCGGCCGCGGGCTCCCGCACCGCGTCGGCGTCGTAGAAATACCGAGCGGATTTCGTGAGCAGAAACACGTACTCGTGCGCCTTCGTCGGCCGGTCGGTCACCGACTCCGGCATGGGGTTCGGCTTCGACCAAATGACATCGGCGCGGAGATACCAGCCGTCGGCTTGGAGCGCGAAGGCCAATTTCCACGGCATGCCGACGAGGTCTTTCGGTTTCAGACCGGTGGAGAGCTCGCGCTCGCCCAAGTCACCCCTAGCCCGAGCCGTGTTGGCTACGGATCGCGGGGCGCCGTCGCATGCCGTGGCGGCTTTCGGTAGGCCGGCGAAGTAGTTGCCGCCGCCAGCCCCATAGCTGTCGCCCATGTTGAGCCACAACGTGCCGTCGTCACGCAGCACGCGGCGCACATCCCGAAAAACGCCGACCATGGCCGCGACGTACGCCTCCGGCGTCGGCTCGAGCCCGAGCTGGCCCTCCACCCCGTAATCCCGCAAGCCCCAATAGGGCGGCGACGTGACCACGCAATGCACCGATGCCTCGGGCAGCGTCGGGAGCACGGCGCGGCAGTCGCCATGGAAGAGGCGAACGCTCACGGCGCCGGCCATACCCGCGGGTGCGCTCGGTCCCACGCCGCCATCCGGCACCGCCCCGAGCAGTAGCGCGCTCGCCGCCCGTGATAGAGCCGAAACGTGGTGCCGCAACACGCGCACGTCGCGCTAGCGTTGCTACGCGTCGCAGCCGATTTAAGCCCCTTACGCGCCTTGACCCCGCCCGCCGCCTCACCGCCGGGGCGCATGGTGCTAGGCGGCCGTGCCCGTGGCGCCCTCGGCCGCTTTTGCGGGCTTCCGCGACCGCTTTTTGCCCGTGCAGCTCTCGAGGTGGCTCGCGAGGGCGTCGCCAACCCATTCGGCGAGCGTGACGCCCCTATCGAGGGCGTCGACCCGGATTCGCACGTGGAGCGCCTTGGGGATCCGGGTGGCAAGCTGTACCGTGTCGGGGCTAAATTCGGCGGGCATGGTTCCTCCCTCCCGTCTCGAGCGCCTCGAGCGCTCGGCAATGAATCACGACGCCCGGCCGCGGGCCGTAGCGCTTGGTGGCAACCTGCGTCACGAGCTGGCAATCGTCGCGCCACAAGAGCCCGGTGGCCGCATCCTCGACGGCCCGAACAAGCTTCGACACGTCGGGCCGGGTGGTCGGGTAGGGCGCGGCGCTCGGCCGGAGCGTCGAGCCGTCGGCCCGAAAATGCCCCCGGGGCCGCGGGACGACGAAGTAGAAGCACACGTCGAGCGGCCCCTCGAGTGGGTCGGCCGGATGCGCCCGGGCGATGGCGTCTTGCACGCTCGCGCGCCAATCGCGCCCGGCAGCGCCGGAATCGTCGGTGACGACGGGCCGCCGCTCGGCGCCCTTGCCGACCAAAAAGACGCGCTTGGAGCCGGCGGGCTTGGGAAGCCCGCGCACCTCGACGACGACGATACCAGGCTCGGTCATAGCGGCCGCCGCCGGCAGATCAGCCGGTGCCCGAACCACCGCCCGCACCCAGCGCACGGGCGGTCGTAGGCGACGAGCAAGACCAGAAGCCCGACGGCGGCAAACCATGCTAAGTCTCGTGGGGGCGGCATGTTTTACCCCTCCTCGCCGGGGTCTCGTTCACGCGCCTGCACGGCGAGGATGGCGTGTCCGAGCGGCCCCGCCTGCTTGGCTAACGACACGGGCACCGGCCGGCGCTGCTCGATCTCGGTGGCGATCTCGAGGAAGACGCCCCGGAGATAGCCGTCGCACGACGCCGCCACGGCGCGCAGCCTCACCGCCATCTGCGCCGAGCTCACCGGCGGTTCCCGCATCTCGCCGGCCTCGTAGCGAACGTGCTCCTCGGGCGTGACGGGCAAGCCGAGGTCGCGCCGTCGTCGGGCAATGTCGGGCGGGTAGTTGCCGCGCCATTGCGACTCGGGCTTTGTGTCGCGATCGTCGGCTTGGAACGGTCGCCGCTTCATCGGCGCGCCTGGCGCCCGGCGATCTCCCAGGCATTGCGGATCCAGTACTGCCACGCGGCCGGCCAGTTGACGTATCGCACGTCGTCGCGCTCGGCATGCGCCTTGAACTTGCCCCACTCGTAGTCGGCATCGAGGCTGTTGCGCTCGGCATAGCGCCGCAGCTCGGGCGTCAGGGTGAAGTCCGAAGGCCACGGCGTTTTCGGTTTCGCCCTCGCGCGCCGCGCGGCAAGGTTCTTCTCCCCCCCAGACCCCCCTACATCTCCAACGATACCGATACGGTCGGAGAAGGATCCGGATCCGGATCCGAACGGAAGTGCATATGTCTCGTCTTCGGTATAGCGGGGAAGGGGTGAGAGAGGGGGTACGGGGGGGAGAGAGGGGAAGGGTCGTCGTGTGAGTGTCGGTTGACGAGGCTCGCCGGTGACCGCCGAGCGCAGTTCGTCGAGGACCGCGAGGCCGGCCCGGAAGACCGCCGCAAGTTCCTCGATCCGGGGTAAGAGCTGCCGTCCCGTCATTCCACGTGCCCGCATCGCCGCGCCCTCTCCGCCAATCGCTGCCGCTACGATAGTGTCGGGGACGACACTATCGTACCACCACCGTACCACCACGCACCCCCAACCGGCCCCCGCCGGCCCTTAGGCCGGGCGGGGCGTGGTACTGAGAAACCGCGGCGTTAGCGGGTGCGGGCGGGGGGCGTCGAATCCCTCGGACAGACTCTTAATCAGCGGGTCGCAGGTTCGATCCCTGCGCGGCCCATGAACAAAATCAATGGGTTGTATCATGTACGTGCCTTCCCACGCGGCCCCGTACCACCGCGTACCACCATCGTACCACCATCACGCGCGTTTTGGGCGACGTCGTCGAGCACTGCGACCCCGGCGCGCTCCTCGAGCGGCAACCCGGAGCCGTAGAGGTCGACGGTCGTTTGCACGCTCGCGTGGCCCATTTGCCGCTGGACGTAGACCGGCGACTTGCCGGCGGCGATGAGCTGGCTCCCGAACGTGTGCCGCAGATCATGGGGCCCGAGGCCGCGGCCGAGCGCGGTCCGCTCTGCCAGGCGGGCGAGGGTCCGCCGCACGTTCCGGCCGTCGAGCATCGTGCCGGCCTCGGACGGGAACAGCCACCGGACGACCGGGGCACCGTCGAGCCGGACCACCTTGCGCAATGCCGCTACGTGCGCGTCGAGGATCGCGGCGAGCTGCGGGCTCACGTCGACCATCCGGGCCCCGTGCTTGGGCTCCTCGAGACGGCCGTGTTTCGCATCCCATGCCCGTACCACGGCGAGGGTGCGCGCCGTCGGGTTGTAGTCCTCGAGCTCCAACGCGAGCGCCTCGCCGAGTCGGAGCCCCGTCCGCGGGAGGAGGAGCACGAGCGGATACCACTCCGGCTCGGCGGTGCGGGTATGCTCGAGGAGCCGAAAAAGGCGCTCGCGGTCGAGCGCGCGTTTGAGGATCGCCGCCGCGCGCGCCTTTTTGGTCGGGTGCAAGTGCAGGGCTTTGCCGAGGCGCGCGGCGGGGTTGTCGTACCGCAAGCCGTCCTCGACGGCCGCGTTCAGCAGGGCGCGCAGCGTGGCGTAAATTGCGTAGACCGATCCCGGCCGGAGCGTATGCCCGGCGACCCCAGCCTCCCGGCATGCCACCAAAAAGGCGCGGCACTCGGGGCGCGTGAGCTCGGTGACCGCGCGAGGCCCGAGGCGCGGCTCGAGGTAGCGGGCGAAGTGGGCCGCGTAGTGCTCGTGCGCGCGCGGTTTGATGCTCGGCCGGATGGCGGCCAACCAGTGCGGCCCGTACTCGGCGACCGTGGAATCCGCGGCGACGAGCGGCACGAGAGCGCGGCCAGCGCGGATCCGCGGCCCGTGGGTATCGCAAAAGGCTTGCGCCTCTTTGAAGGTCGCAAATCCCGGGCTCTTTTGCGTCCCGTCGGGCAGCCGATACTGTACGAACCACGGCCGTTTGACGGCGGCGCCGGTGCGCCCGCCGGTGCGTTTCCGCGGTCGCATTAGCTAGCCTTCCGGCTCCGGCGGGCGGCCGGGAGGGCTGGCCCATGCTCCCGCGCCAGGCGTGTAAGGGCGTTGGCCGCGAGCCCGGAGATCTTCCGGGCGCCTTGTTCCCACCGGGCCACCGTCGAGGGCGTCACGCCGAGCGCGGCGGCGAGTGCGCTTTGTGTGAGCCCGAGCCGGTGTCGGAGGGTCTGTAGGTCGTGAGGTGTCATGCCCGGGACTATGCCGTTGGCCTACGTCGGGCGCAACCGTCCGGTGTCGTGCCTTGTAGGCGTCGAGGTCGGCGATCTCGAAATGCAGGCGCCCGCCGGGGCGGTCGCGATAGCCGGCGAGCGTGCCGCGGCGCACCCGGTCGCGGATTTCGTCCTCCGAGCAACCGAGATACTCCCCGGCCTTTTTCGTGCCCAAGGGCCGGGCCGGTGCGGATGCTACCACCGGCGGTGGCAATCTGGTGGCGAGTTGTTCACAGCAGAGCCGGCGCTCGAGCGCCGCCTTTAGCTCCGGTAATTGCTCCCGCGGGAGGTTATCAACGAAGTCCCGGAGTGGCTCGGCGCTGTGCATGCAATCGTCTCGCGCATACCAGAAACCCCCCGCACCGGACGCACAGACTTGCAAGCGCCTTGTAATGTGAGAGAGCAGCGATTAGTCCTCGCGCGCATTCCTGTCAAGGCTTTTCTCGCATGCTGCACAGTGCAGCATAACCGGCGTGCATGTGGAATACATATTAGTTTGGTATCGTTTGCCGCGGTGTGTGCTTACGCGGGCGCGTTGGGCGGCGGCTCGGTCAAGCGGCCGTCGCGCTCATACGCGCGCAAGCCGCGCATCGCGAGGCGCAGCATGAGCCAGGAGAGCGACGGCGCATCTTCCCGCCGCGCGACCTCGCGAAAGCGTACGAGCGCATCCCGTGAGAGATTGACGCTCACGCGGGGCGCTGCCACGCTACCCCTGACCTTTTTCCGGCGGCCGCCTCGGCCGCGCGGCGCAATCTGCCTCGGCACGATGCAAGACTAAGCACCTTGCGGCATGGTGCGCCAAGGGCGATCGGGCCTCAAGGCGCGCGGTCGCCGGCGATTCTGCTGCGCCGCGCAGCACCGTGCTGCGGCAGCCCGGCGAGCCGGCGGGCTGCGGCGAGCTGGGCCGCGGGGTCGGGGGCCAGGAGCGCGGCCCACTCGAGGCACGCCACGGCGTCGAGCACGCGCCCCGCGCGCCGCCAGCGGGCGAGCGTGGCGAGCGATATCGCCAACGCCTTGCACACGGCGCTCGGGCCGCCGGCGCCCTGGATCGCACGATAGACGGCATTCGAGGGCAATCGGCGGCGGCCATTGTGCGCGCGAGGCATACGGCGCCGACTCTACCCGCGCCGGGCCGCGCCCGCAAGCCGACACTAGCACGTGCAATACTGTCACTATTGACACTATTGGGGCCCGGCGGTAGTCTCTGGTGGTAATGAGAAAGTACCTCTTGGTCCTTGTGTTCCTCACGGCATGCGGCCCGACCGGGCAGGTGCGCGTGGCGCAGCAACTCGTCTGTGATGCGGACGGCACCAACTGCCAGATGGCCGCT